ATCAAGAAAAGACTCATTGAAGAGTTTGAAGAGATTCTTAATCTTTTAAAATTCAAAAGAAGAGGACATGAGATTCTAAGAAAATGGTTCGTTGAAAGTCGCCTTTATTATCACATGATTCTAGATCCATCTTCTCCTAAAAAAGGCATAGTAGAACTTAGACCAATTGATCCAACTAAAATTAGAAAGGTAAAGAAGGTAAACAAAAAACCACTTCGGGATAGTAATTCTGAGCCTATTACCCTTTACCAAAACGCAGAAGAGTTTTACATCTATAATGAAAAGGCGAATCAAAGTCCAGTAAACAACACTTCATATGGAGGAACTGATGCTGGTATTAAGATTTCTCCAGACTCAATTTGTCACATAAACTCTGGACTATACGATTCCACAAGAAGACGAGTGTTTGGTTATCTACACAAAGCAATCAAACCACTTAACCAACTTCGTATGATCGAAGACTCAGTTATCATCTATAGAATCTCCCGCGCACCAGAGCGTAGAGTATTCTATGTTGATGTCGGAAACCTCCCAAAGAATAAAGCAGAGCAATACCTTCGAGACATTATGAATCGATATAGGAACAAGTTGGTCTATGATGCTTCTACTGGTGAAATAAGAGATGACAGGAAGCACATGTCAATGCTCGAAGACTACTGGATGCCTCGTCGAGAAGGTGGTAGGGGAACTGAAATCACCACTCTAGATGGGGGACAGAACCTCGGAGAAATGGAAGACGTTGAATACTTCAAGAAGAGACTCTATCAAGCATTACATGTTCCGATTAGTAGACTAGAGGCAGACAACGGATTCAACATGGGAAGATCTGCCGAAATCTCAAGAGACGAAGTTAAATTCTTTAAGTTTATTGAGAGAATTCGTAACAAGTTTTCTGAACTATTCCTGAACATCCTGAAGACTCAGTTGATTGTTAAAGGGGTAATGAGCAAAGAGCAGTTTGAGGAAATACACCAAGACATTATATTTGACTACAACAAAGATAACTACTTCTCTGAATTGAAAGAAGTAGACATCATGAAAGAACGTCTTGAAATGATGAGAGAAGTAGGAGAATATATAGGTCAGTATTTTTCAAAGAACTATGTCTATAAAAATATCCTTCGAATGACAGACGAAGAGATTGAAGAAATGAAGAAAGAGATAGATATAGAGAGAGAAGAAGAGCCACAAGAAGATATGGGAGATATTGATGTCTGATCAAGAATATAATGATATGTTTAAAGCAGTAGTGGATTCTAGTATTGTTGACTTTGAGGATGCTTTTTCAAAGGCCATTTCGACAAAAGTTTCGGAGAGACTCCGAGACAAAGAATTATCCGTATCTTCTTCTTTAATGCAAGATAACAATACAGAACAAGGAGACGACCATGATTCAGAAGATGTTTGAAGAAGCACTAGAAGGAAACTATACTGCCTTCTCCGAGCTTTTTAAAGAGGAGCTTGGTAAAAGAATTCACGAACGACTAGAGGACATGAAAGCCTCTGTTATCGATAACACATATAACGTATGCGAAAGCTGCGATCCCGAAGAAGATGAAGAGGACGAAGAGGAATACTTCGATGTAGATGAGGATGATGTATACGACGAAGAAGAAGTAGAAGAGGGCTACACTGATAATCCTGTTGATCGGATTGAAGGAAACCCATATGGCGCTCTCCGTCCAAAGGGAATTGGATCCGATAAGAAGATGAAGAAGATGAAGAAGGAAGCAATGGATCCAGTTGGAAAAGAAGATGGTGACATCGACAACGACGGAGACAAAGATTCCTCAGACAAATACCTTCTTAAAAGAAGAAAAGCCATCGCTAAAGCAATGAAGAAAGAAGGATCTCATGGATCCAAGAAAGTCAAAAGCGGAGGGGGCTATTGATGTTACTTATTACAGAAGTAAACGAAGACATCAACCTTGTTTGTGAAGAAGACTCTTCTGGAAAGAAGGGATTTCACATTGAAGGTATCTTTATGCAAGCCGAGAAGGTAAACCGAAACGGTAGAAGATATCCTCGCAACACTCTTATGAATGAAACAAATCGATATAACGAAAAGTATGTCAAGAAGAACAGAGCATTAGGTGAGCTTGGACATCCCGAAGGACCAACTGTCAACTTAGAACGTGTTTCTCACCTAATCACTAATCTTGATTTTGACGGGGATAACATCATCGGAAAAGCTAAAATTCTTGAAACCCCCTATGGAAAGATTGTTCAAAATCTTATCGAAGGTGGTGCCAAGGTAGGAGTTTCCTCCAGAGGAATGGGTAGTTTGAAGTCGGTTGATGGTGTCAATGAAGTACAAAAAGACTTCATGCTTTCTGCCGTTGACATTGTAGCAGATCCATCTGCTCCTGATGCTTTTGTTAACGGTATCATGGAAGGAAAAGAATGGATCTATGAGAATGGACTATTCCAAGAGAAGAGAATTGAAAGCTACAAGAGAGCCATCGAAAAAGCAAACAAACGAGAACTGGAAGAAAAGAAACTGCAAATTTTCAAGGATTTTATTCAAAATCTATAAACGTATAAATAAACTAGAATTCTAGAGAGATATAAGGAGTCTATCAATGGACTACAAGGATCCAATCGAAGTAGCAAAGCAACTACTCGCTGAAGAAAATGAAGCGATGGTTGATGTCGTTGAGGCAGAGACTATTCTTGACTTAGACGACGAACAAGATACCGAAGGAAAGAAGACCAAAATCGATACCGATAAAGGCACCGAAGGTAAGGATAAAAAGAACAAGGCAAGTCTTAACATGAAGCCATCTTCGGCTAGTGCTAAGATAGAAAAGCCTGCAATGACCAAAGAGCATCTTGATGCTTTATTCACTGGTGAAGAATTAAGTGAAGACTTCAAAGAGAAGGCCTCCACTATTTTCGAAGCAGCAATTAACGAGAAGGCAGCAGAAGTAGAAGTCGCTCTTAACGAGCAGTTCGAAGTTGCAATCTCAGAAGCTGTCGAGAATCTTCAGAAAGAAGTAACCGAGCGTCTTGATGACTATCTCGGATATGTCGTAGAAGAGTGGATGAAGGAAAATGAACTTGCAGTAGAGTCGGGTATTAGAACCGAAGTTGCTGAGAGTTTCATTCACGGACTCCGTGAACTCTTTGAAAGTGCATATATCGATGTACCCGAAGAGCAGTACGATCTAGTTGATGGTCTTGCCACTGAGGTTGAAGATCTTCGTGAAAAGTTAGATGCTGCCATTAACGAAAACATCGAAGCCAACAAAGAAAGAGATCTGGCCGAATGCGCTCTTGTTTTTGAAGAGGAAACTGAGGGTATGCTAGAAACTGATGTTGATCGTCTAAGAACTCTTGCAGAAGGTCTTGAGTTTGAAACCGTCGATCAGTTCAGAGAAAAGCTAAACATTCTCAAAGAATCTTATTCTGAAGGCAACAATGTTATTACCGAAGAAACCGATGTTACTACTCCAGACGAAGGCACTGAGGAAAGCATCAGTCCCATGATGGAAGCGTACACTCGCGCATTAAGAAACCCCCTAACAAAGTAAAAATATAAATAAGAAAGTTATTTCTTACAAGGAGAAACAAAATGGACTCTAACTTAGGTTCAACCGAAATGCTTCAAGAAAAGTGGGCGCCTGTCCTTAATCATGCGGACATGGAACCCATTACCGATAACTATAAGAAGTCTGTCACTGCAATCATCCTTGAGAACCAAGAGAAGGCTCTCAGAGAAGAACGTGGTATGCTCAACGAAACCCCCGCAAACGCTGCTAGTGGTGGACTTGGACTTGCTGCCGCAGACAGCAACGCGAACATGCAGGGATATGATCCCATTCTCATCTCACTCGTTCGTCGTGCAATGCCAAACCTAATGGCTTATGATGTCTGTGGTGTTCAGCCAATGACTGGACCCACTGGACTTATCTTCGCCATGCGCGCCAAGTACGACGAGCAGGGTGGAACTGAGGCTCTCTTCCGAGAGGCTCTCAACGCTGGTGGTGGTTCTACCGCTGCATTCAGTCGTGTTGGTGATGTTGTTGGTGGTAACTTCGCAGGAGAAACTCTCGATCCAATCGAAGGTCTTGATCCCTTCACCCGCAGCGAAGCAGAGGCACTTAACAATACTACTTTCCCACAGATGGCATTCTCAATCGAGCGCACCGCAGTCGAAGCCAAGACTCGTGCCCTCAAGGCAGAATACACCACTGAGCTTGCTCAGGACCTCAAGGCTGTCCACGGACTCGACGCAGAATCAGAACTCGCAAACATTCTTTCGAGTGAAATTCTTGCTGAAATCAACCGTGAAGTCATGAGAACCATCTACCGTGGTGCTAAACTTGGTGCCCAGCAAATCGACCTCGCTGGTCGTTCAATCGGTGGACTCACTGGTGTTTGCGCTGGTGCAACCGTAGCCGATCAAATTGCAGAGAACGCTGCTGGCCGTGGTGTTGGTGGTGTCTATGATCTTTCACTCGACTCTGATGGTCGATGGAGCGCAGAACGCTTCCGTGGACTCATGTTCCAGATTGAGCGTGAAGCAAATGTCATTGCCAAGCAGACTCGTCGTGGTAAGGGTAACTTCATCATCTGCTCGTCGGATGTTGCTTCTGCCCTCGCAATGGGTGGGTTCCTCAACATCTCACCTGCTCTCAATCAGAGTCTAAACGTTGACGACACCGGCAATACCTTTGCTGGTACACTCAATGGTAAGATCAAGGTTTACATTGATCCTTACGCTGGACCTGGATCCTCAACCACCGACCATACTGATGCAGGACGAAACTTCGTCTGTGTTGGATATAAGGGATCTAGTGCATATGATGCTGGACTCTTCTACTGCCCATACGTTCCACTCCAGATGGTGCGTGCAGTTGGTGAGAACACCTTCCAGCCCAAGATCGGATTCAAGACTCGTTACGGACTGGTTAACAACCCATTCGTTTCGATCAATACTGAAAGCGCCGATCCAACATCATCCGCTAACTTCCGTAAGAACCAATACTACAGAATCTTCCGTGTCGATAACCTTCACGGTAACTCATAAAGTAGTATAGATGCGATTTAAAATTGGGTGG